CCCCAGCAATCTATGCCGTTTGTGTCACGACCATTATCTTTATATGGTAGACCAATATATTTTTCTATATCCATTAAAATAATCCTGGAAAATAACTTGGTACAAAATTAAAACTTGGAAATGGCTCTCTGCTATAACTAATCATACTTAAGCTAAGTCTAATTTGTTCTTGGCTATATGTAGCATCAGTAATATAAAAGCCACTAAAAGTGGCTTCTGTTACGTTAGGAGTTCCACTTAAAATTAGTTCTATTAATATTTTAGCAGGTTTTGTTAATTGCGTACGTATTAATTCTATGGCTTCAGTGGTAACATAATTTAGTGATAAACTACAGCTTTCTGCTCCAGTTTCTGCTTCGCTAGGCAGCTGTATTTGCAGTGGCAAAAATACAAAGTTTACACTATCACTATTTCTGTGCACGCCATAAACTTTTTCTTCGTCAGTAGTTAAACCAGTTAATTCACCTACATAACCATCACATAATCTTAATACTGGTGTAGTTTGATCATCTGGATCATATATAGTAATTAGGGTAATTAATTGCTCGTCTGTTTCTGAAGCAAACATTGCCCTAATTGCTGCTGAGCTTAGACTACTTAATCTACTCATGGTAATACTTCAAAAATTAAACTAGCTGTATAGTAGCCGGGACCAATATAGTTTAGCGTATACATTTCACCATCTTGTTGTGGAACTATACGCATTTCTTTTACCACACCAGTTCTAGGATGCGGAAAATTAAATCTGCGTACACCTTTTAGTGTGTTTACTATAAAAGTCTCTAGATCTGCTACTTGTGCTTGTGTTAGAAAAAAGCTGAGGTTTAGGGTATGTGGCTTATTGCCACGAAATCGCTGTTTGGCAGGACCAGAGTCCATAGAAGATCTAACTACATTTACTCCTATGGACTCGGTATAACCTTTTTGAGGTGCTTGAGGAAAACTATTACTAGTTGGCCAATTTGGTACAGCCATAATTATCTCCTTGAAATATATGGTTTAGCACCAAACGAATTAGTAAAGGCTGTTTGCAGTGGGCTACCATTTCTAGAAATTTCTTGTGAAACAATATCACCTACAATTACTTCAATCTTTCTGTTGCCTCTACTATCAACTGTTTCCTTGGTTTGTGCCTGTTCTTTGCTGTAGTTATTAACAACTACACTTACACTTCCCTGATTCGCTCTAACACCAAGATTACCTTGATTATCGCGCTTTAGGGGCATAATAGCTTCAGGACCTGCTTCGCCCATTACACCTAAACCTTTTGCTGCTTTAAATAGTGTTGGTTGATTAACTATGCTATTTGTAAACATCCCACCTTTTGCATAAGTTTGAAGTCCAACATCAAATGCACCACCTTTTGCTAAAGCAAATCCAAATCCTGGCATAATTGTATTAGCAGCACTAAATGTATCTGCTGAATACCCGCCGAATCCGCCAAACATATTGCCCAATAAACTCATTAAGGCAGGTCTTGCAGCAATATATGCCTGGTGATATTGCAATCTTAACTCATATCTAGCTATATCTTCTATAAAGCTGTTGATAAGCTCTTTAAAGTTTAGTTTGCCGGTTTTAGCAAAATCTATAATAGCATCTGCCATTCCTTCAAACATTCGTTTAAAAGAATCGCCATATGTTTTAGTTCTATCATCAAATTTTGCTTGATCAGCTAGTATTTGTTCTTGTACGCTAGCATATTGCTGTGCTGTTTGTCTTGATAGCTCTAGTAGTTTTAGCTGGTCTTCGGTAGCTTTAATGCGCTGTAATACGCCTCTGGGAGCTGTTTCTCCTGCTAAGCCACTGTCATCTACTTGTGCATTAAGTATAGCTAATTCTGCTCGTAATTCTGCTTCTCTTTTAGTATAGTCATTTAATTTTTGTTGTAGATCTAATCCTATTTGTACTTGTTTTAGTCTTATATTTTCTTTATTTATTTCATCTTGGGTTAAGATACCCATTTGAGTTCTTAAATCTAATTGTGATCTATCGTACTCAAGTGATATAGAAATTCGTTCTCTATTAAGCTGACTAAGTTGATTTTCATATTCAATACTTTGCAACGTAACATTATTTATATCTTCAAGTAGATCTAAGCTTCTCTGTCTTTCATCATTATAACGTCTTACGGCTTCATTTAGCCCGCTAACCATAGCTCGTGAAGCCTCAGTTTCTCCAAGACGCGATAATTGTGCATTTAATGCCTCTAGAGCCGCTGCTTGAGCCTTGTAACTATCAGATGTTTCTCCACCTTCGGCACCCAATTGAGTTAATCTACCTTGTGCAGATTTTATTTGATCTTGCAATCTAGAGATACTACTCTTAAATATTTCTCTAGCTTCTTGTTCGTTTAACTCATATAATTGTCGCTTAAATCCTTCAGCAATAGTAGGATCTTGTACTGCACTAGATATTGCTTCAAGTTCAGCTCGCCTTAGCTGATTAGAAAACTTTAAAATTTCTAATTTTCGTTCTTCAGTAATATTTATTAATTCAACTTCTCGACGTTGGTCTTGTAGTGTTTTAAGTGTAGATAATCGTTGTTTACCTTCTACTACTCTAGAAGCGGCGGCTTTGCGAGCAGCTTCTGAGGTTAAGTTTTCTGATAAATAAATATCCTGTTCAATACCTTTTTGTATTTCTAATTGAGCAGTTCTATCTTTTAGATCTTGAAGATAAACAGACAACTCTCTAGAATCAGTACCGCTAATTAAATTTTTGATTCCTTCTAGTTGCTGGCTATAGCTAGTGATTTGGGTATCTAAGCTACGTTTTTGATTGTCTATATCTTTTGTTATAGTAGCTAATTGACGTTTTAATATTTCTGTAGTTACTTGTTCGGCTGCCTGTGCTTCTCGCTGAAGTTGGCCTTGTAGTAACTGAACTATAGAAAAATAAGCAGTACCGCCCTCTCTGTCCATTAAACCACGCAATCCAGCTAGCTGAGTTTGTGTGGTTTGTTTAGACTCACCGCCAAATAATTTATTAATTTCTGGTTCTAGTGCGCTGGTAGCTTGAGTTCTTTTTTCTAAGTTTGTAATATTTCTGTCAAGAACATCTATTTTTGCTTTATCAGTTGTAGTTTTACGTTCTTCTTTAAGTCTAGTTAGCTCTAACTCATCTTTAAGATTTTGTTGAGCTATTCTACTTAATTCAGTAGCTAATACTAGTCGTTCGTTTACTTTTACTAGTTGTTGCTCGACGTTTATGCTACGAATTGCTAGATCGGCTTGATAGTCTATGGTTTCTTGAGTTACTAATCCGCTACCAAGACCTGCTCGGGCTTTTTCGCCTTCAATAGCTATTTTACTAAGTTGTAGTCTGTATTGTTCAAATAAACCATCGAGCTGTTCTTTAATAGCTTTTTTAATTAGTCCACCAATTCTATTATTAATTTCAGCTATTCTAACTTCAATGCCATCTATTGTACGTTTTGTAACATCTAAATCTTCTTGTGCAGCTGCTGCTTGATCACGTAGGCGTTTATAAATAGGATCTGTTGTATATAATCCTTTTAGGCTTTCCGTCAATTTCTTAACAGCATCTTCTTGCTCTTTTAATTGCTTTTTATATGCGGTTCCTTGTTTATCTAGTTGTTCAAATTCTAGTAATAATTCTTTTGCAGCTAAAGCTTCGGTTCCAAAAGCACTTGTTTCACCTATTTGACTTAGTTCATTTAAAGCTGCTCTAGCTGCAGCTGCATCTCTATAGGCTGCTTCTAATGCCTGTGTTTGGCGTAAGTTATCTTGAATAAACTTTCCTAGTGGACTACTGTCGCGCACACTATTAGCTAAATTTTGATAAGATATTTGTGCTTGTTTAGCAGAATCTTTAACCTCTGCGGCTAAAGACTTGCTTTTATTCAATAACTCGCCCGTTCCTTTTAGTGTTTCACCAAGCTGTTTGGTAATTCCCTTAAAACCTTCTTTACTAAGTCCTTCAAGTACTTTACCAATATTTTCAGCAGTTAGATCAATATCTCCAAGAACTGCTTGTAGTTTAGTTTGTAAGCCTTCTTTTAGTTCACCTTCTGGCGCAGTTTCAATAGCTGCAGCTATAGCTTTGCTAATAGATTCGGCACCTTTTTCTTGCTTGCTATCTAGAAACCAAATGCCCTCTTTGAGCATATCTAGTCCACGATCCCAGGCACTGGCTGCCTTATCTGCTTTTTCAAAGTTTTTAGCTACATTTTCTACGCTGGTTGCAACGCCATCAAAAGCATTGGCAGTAGCTACTAAACTATCAACAGTTAATATGCCTGCATACTTTTCTGTGGTTAAACTAGCATTTTTAATGTTTTCATCTAATACATCAATGCTATCACTAAACTCTTTAGCTTGCTTACTATTTTTACTAAATAAAGAATCTAATACAAAAAACGATGTAACAGCTATTTCAATAAGCACAAACGCTTTATTTAATGCTGCTCCAAAAATGCTTACAGCTCTAGCAGCTGCAATCATTGTACCTTGAACTTTAGTACCAAACTTAGCTAATCTTCCTAAGTCTTTGTCTGCATCTGTTTTGTTATATAGTTCGCGAAGTCCTCCACGAAAGCCTTTGCTCTCCACATCACCACTTACTTCACTAAGTATTCGTAGTTTAGCAGCTTTTTCACGTGCATCATCACGAATTTTTTCGCGCTGCCACAATTCGCTCATAAATCTAGAAGAACCTTCAATCTCAGGAGTAATTTTTTCCCAGGCTTCTTTGCGCTTTACTATAAGATCTGTTAGTGTTTTTTCTTTATCTAGTACGCTTGCTGCTTCTGCGGCATAGTTACGCATATTAACAGCAGTAGTACCAGTAAATTTAGCAATATTTTCTGTTAGCTTTTCTCTGGTTTTTTCGCTAAACTCACCTTCTTTGGTAGTTGCTTCGCCAAATGCTGCACCTCTGGCAAATCGTTTATCACCAGTAGCTTGCAGTAATTTATCCTGAGCAATCTTTAAGTCTTTTTTAGCACGCTCTATTCGGTCATCTAAGCCAGGGATACCTGCTGCAGTAATTTTCTTTGTAGCAAATGCTTTTTCAAAGCTGTCATTTATTTGCTGTGCTTTATCTGCGGCATCCTTAGCGGCTACTTCTAATCCGCGTCTCCACTCGCCTAGTGCTGGCAGGGCTGTTTTAGTAATTTTTAGTGCAGCTAGACCAATAGCAGCACCTATTAAACCGGTGTTATCTGCTAGTAGTTTAGCTATTGGAGTGATTATAGTATTTACTACTTGCAATATTGATTGAGCTACATTCTTTAACTCAGCTAGTAATTTATCGTAGGGATTGCCCTGCTGTGCTATTTCTCCAAACTTTTGTTGGCCTTCTTTTAGCACTGCATTTGCAAATGCCTGACGACGCTCAAAGTCTGTTAACTGTGCCTCTGTTTTACCAACACTGCGAGCATAGTCATCAGCTGCTTTACCAACTTTAGTAAATAAGCCAAGTTCGTCTAATAATTCTGGTTCTAGCTTTGTAATACCGCGTGTAAGTCTGCTAACAGCATCGCTCATGTTTAAACCTAATGCTTGAGCTGCACCTTTAGCTACTTTTCCTAATTCTAAAAACTGTTGCTGTGTCATGCCACTGCTCATAGCTTTTGCAGTAGCTTCCGCTGCTTCACGCAAACTAATCGCACCATCAGTAGCAGCAGCAAATTGTTTTGCCAACCCACCCATAGCTATGCCACTAGCTGCTCCCAATTGGTCTAAGCTTTTAATCATAGCTTCAGTTTGCATTGCATCACGTAATGCATTAAATGCAGCTGTTACCGCAAATATATTGGCAGCATATGTAGCATACAAGCGAACTAATCCGCCAAGTCCACGAGCTTGGTCGGCAAAATCTCTGGCGCTGGCTCCACCTGCTCCAGCTACACCCCTGGAAACATTATACTCGCCTACGTCTGGTCCTTGCATACCTGGCGCAATACCGGCTTGGCGAGCAGCAAAATTACCGGTCTTTGTTCCGGTACCACTCATTAATTGCTGTGAGCGCTCTAGTTGTTTGTTTAGTTCTTTAGCGTCACCAGTACGAGTTTTTAGTGTATTACTCTTGTCTTGTACGCTAAGATCTATATCTATTCGATTACCTGCCATAATAGCTCCAGGTGAATTATTTCAAGTTCTGGCATTTTTGTGCGAGATTACACCAAGTATACCACAAGGGTAATAAAATGTCAAACACAAAAATTTTGAGTAATAAAAAAGCCTGCTGTGTTTAACTAGCAGGCTTTTGTTGTTCTTGTCGCTTATTTAATTCAGCGCTTCTTGTGGTATCTATTAGTTTTATAACAGAGAGTATAAAACTACGATCACACATCTCTACTTGACTATACTCAAAAATTTCTGTTAAACCAGCATAGCTTTTACCTAAGTACATGCCATTAAAACCTTCCCATTCATCACGAAGCATTCTATAAACCATTAATGCTTGTTGTACTTCTAGTGGAAAGTCGTCGAATTCTACTGGTATCTCGCTTTCAATAGGTTCATTACCCATAAGATCACACATCTCAAAGTAACGATCCTTTGTCATGCCAACCTGCTGATTTTGAAAATAGTTGACTATTAACTGCTCTATTTCTTGGAACTGCTGCTGGAAAAGTTTCCCAAGTCGCTGACCTGTTCACTGATAAAGCTATCAAAGTCACTAGAGTTTTTCATTAAATATAATGCATTTTCGCTAGAATAATTTAGCTCGTCTTCTGGATTTAAGTTACTAACATCTACAGGAGCAAGCTGCTCTAGATACTTAATTTTTAATCCTGTCCAACCTTTTACAGCATTTTCTACATATAACTGTAAAAATAACTCGTCATTTAATTCTTCAACTGGTTGACGATTTTTAAAAGTTACTTTGGTAGCTTTTTTGCGAATATTAATAATTGTTTCGCGGCTTAAAAATGCCACGTCAATTTTAAAACCTGGCATACCAGGAAATTCTACCTCAACACTTTTTGAGGGTACTAATAGTGTTTTTAAACTAAGTTCGGCCATTGTTATAGTATGTTAGTGAGACCGGCACTAGCCGGTCTCGGTTGATAAAACTTATGCGTAGTAATTTACGGTTAGTTCGTTTGTTTGTGATAGATCAAATTCATTACTTGCAGAAGCCTGAGCAGTAAAGTTAATAGTTGTACTAATAACTTGTTCGGTAGCAATTGTAGGAATTGTTAGCACAACACCAGGCATTTCAAGCTCTACACGATCTACTGCACTACTGCCGCCTATAGCTATTTTTAGATAAAAAGCTGGATCTACATCAGTTGCACTATCATCTAGTAAGTCTCCCAACAGCTGTGCGGTTTGTTTGCGACCTGTTGAGTCATTAGCTGTATCGTTGGCACCACTAGCACTACCACTACGTAAGTATGCTGTTAAACTGCCACTAATAGCACGTGTACCAGTAAAATATGTAGCAGGCTGATTAACTATACCTAGTGTAGCTGGTGTTAAGTAGCTGATATTATTACTAATTGTTAGGTTTCCACCTGTTAATGGTAGATTATAATAATTACCACTAGTACCACCAATACCTTTGCGCAGTGTTAAAACGCTTAATTTGTTAGCAATAAACGCTGCTGAAGTAATCTTATTTTTAAAATCACCTGCTAAACTACCACTCCAAGTATTGCTATCAGCAAATGTTGGGGCTGTTATTCGACGAATAGCTTTAGCTTGACCTGCCCACTGAATACTAGCAATGGCATCAATACCAAAATCAATTGTAGCTGTATTTAATACGCAGTCGTCAATAACAAAGCAAGCTGTGTCAATAATAATAATTAGTCCAAAACGTTGTAGTTGATGTGCGTTGCTATTTGTAGCTACGCAAGTTGCTGGGCTTGAGCCTG